CTGAAGTAAAAGAAAAAACCGGCAAGGATAAAGTAATTGTGTTTCAACCATTTGGTAGAGGAACAATTCACGAAAACGGAATGATTGTTGATCCAAGTGGTAGAAGTTTTGAAGCAGACAACGTAATTAATATTGTTAATAAACTTAGCAAAAAATACGGTGTAATTTTTATGAGCGAAATTGGCATCGAGTTTAATAAGCATGGTGTTAAACAACCTATTGCAATCCCACAAAATATTGAACTTAGGTTCTGGTGTGGAATTATCAATGCCGCAGATCACTTCTTAGGTTGTGATAGTGTTGGCCAACATATTGCATATGCTCTTGACAAGACAGCAACAGTTGTAGTTGGTTCTACTTTTAAAGAAAACATTTCATATCCAAATGAAGTAAAACATGATATTTTAGATATGGGTGAAGGCGCAAGAGTTTATAGTCCTATTAGAATTACTATGGACGAATGGTCTGATAGAACTAATGAAGGTATTATGCATATGAATGAAAAAATTGAAGATATCATTCTTGAATCTGTTGATAATATGATTAAAACAGGAAAAAATGCAGAATCCAACAAAAAGAAAAAGTAGACTCTTTACTTTTGGATGTAGTTTTACTATGTATGCGTGGCCAACGTATGCAGATATTCTAGGCGATCATTTTGAACATTACGAAAACTGGGCATTTCCAGGATTAGGAAATCGTGCGATTGCTGAACGTATTGCAGAATGTCATGTAAAAAACAATTTCACAAAAGATGATGTAGTACTAGTACAATGGAGTACACATATTAGAAACGACTGGCATACGTTTATTCCTATGCAGTTTAATCCTGATAGTTTCCTACACGTATGGTTTAGAAACAACTCAAACATTGGATGGAAAACCCAAGGAAGTATTTTTAATGCTAGTAATAGACAATATGTTTATAGCAATCACTGGGTTAATACTTTTTGGGATGAACACAGTTATATGATGTATAGTCTAAATGATATGCTACTAACTCAAGGACTTTTAGAAAGTACAGGATGTAAATGGCGTATGACTAGTATTGGTAACTTCCAAAAAATGTGTACAGATATCCCTAATGCACAAGACGAAAATATTTCAGATAAAGATGACATTTTTAAATCTAAACCTGAATTTAATATATACAAACCTGTATTAGAAAATAAAAATTGGCTAACTCCAATTGGATTATATAGTTGGAATAATGGTGATGATAGTTATGAATTTAGAAATAATCAAGGTACATGGTTAGAAGTTCATCCTAGTCATAAACAACATTATTATTATGTAAAAGATGTTGTAGAACCTAGTTTAGATTTAGATTTAGATCTAAGTTTTTATAAAAAGAATGTTAGTGACAAGATTAGAGATCTAAAAAAAGATTATAATGAATTCCTAGAATTTCAAGAAGCAATCTATAACAATATAGATTTCAAACCAGTTTATAGAGGGTTTTAATGAAAAGGTTATTTGCATTTGGATGTAGTTTTACAATGTACTCTTGGCCAACATATGCAGACTTTCTTGGTTATGAATTTGATCATTATGAAAATTGGGCGTTTCCGGGATTAGGAAATAGAGCAATAGCACAACGAATAGCAGAATGTCATGCTAAAAATAAATTTACAAAAGACGATGTTGTAATTGTACAATGGAGCACACATACACGTAACGATTGGCATACATTTAGAACAGTAGAGTTTAAAGGTAAGCGAGGAGATGCTATTAGGAATACAGATGAAATAGGTTGGAAAACTAAAGGCAGTATTTTTAATTACATGAATCGAGAAGTATGTTATGATGATCATTGGATTCAAACATTTTGGGACGAAGACAGTTTCTTTATACACGGAATGAATAGTATTGCACTTGCTCAAGGGCTTTTAGAAAGTACAGGGTGTACTTGGCGTATGCTTTCTATCGGTAATATGAACAAACTAGGAACTGATATGCCTGATGCTCCAGACTATGGAGAAAAAACACAAGAAAAAGCAGATATTTTTATTGACAATGAGCAATTAAAAGTATATAATAATATATTAAATCATAAAAACTTTATAAAACCATTAGGACTATTTGCTTGGAACATTCCGGAAAGAAACTATATATTCTGGGATCCAAAAACAGATACTAATTGGACAGAAATGCACCCTAGTCATTGGCAACATTGGGAGTATCTTAACCAAATTCTCCGTCCAAGTTTAGGCATTACTAATGAAAATAACGATAAACAATATAGTACAGTAAAAAAACTAGATGAACTAAAAGATAAGTGTCGAGATCTTATTTCGTTTGAAGAAGAGATACTAGAACATATAGTTGATTATAGACACGTAGGATACATAGGATTTTAATATGAAAAAACCACCAATTTGGATTGCCGGAATAGCAAGAGGACATAACGCAGGTGTTTGTCTTTTAAAAGATGGAGAATTAATTTTTTCTATTGAAGAAGAACGTTTAAGTAGACATAAGTATGATGGCGGCCCACTTGCATCTATGATCAAAATTCTTGAATATACAGATAAGTTAGATTATCTAGTAGTAGCACATACACAAAGTTTAGAAGCAACAGCAGGAAAAATAGATTTTACTGGTGACGACATTTATACTGGTCTTGCACGTAAACTTGGTTTAATTGATAGAGATCCTAAACTACTTCCTAAGCATCCTCAAGTAATTGATTATAGTTATTTCCATCATAAATTACACGCGGCACTAGGGTTTTATAATTCAGGATTTGAGGAAGCAGTTGCTCTTATAGTTGACGGCGCAGGTACATTCTTTGAAGCACAATTAGAAGGTGAACATAATCCTCCAACTACATTATGGGAAACAGAAAGTATTATTGACTGTGAATTCCCAGGAAACTTTAAAACTTTATATAAACATTTAGGAACAAGAGGTCCATTAGTCGGCGGAGAATTTAAAGATTTTAACGGCGGCTTCTTTGGAGAAGAAGGTCATACAATTCCTCAAATTGTAATTTCTGAAACTGCTGGTATTGTTAAAACATATGAAGCAGTAACAGACTATTGTGGATTTAGTTTTATTGAAGCAGGAAAAACTATGGGACTATTTCCATATGGTAATACTAATAGTGATCTTCCACAGTTGTTTACAAGTAATCAAACAAGTGCATTGTCAAATAGAAATGTAATTATTCCAACGTATCCTAACGGTGCTCATGTTAATCGTAATTATTTTGAACTACTTAGAGATCGACAAGGACAGGAAGAAGACGTTACTAAACTAGATAATCGTAGAGACATGGCATATGCTTGTCAAACGCAGACACAAAAACAAGTTGCTGATTTAATTAAAAAAGCCGTAGAAATGTCTGGTAAGAAAAATGTTGTATTAAGCGGTGGCTACGGATTAAATTGTGTTGCAAACTATTGGTACTTGGAAGAATTAAAAGACGAAGGTATTAATTTATATGTTGAACCAGTATCAAATGATGCAGGCACAGCAATGGGCGCGGCACTATTACAACACAGATTAGTTACTAATGACTCAACAGTCTTACCTCAAAGAGACACACTGTATAATGGTCCTGCATATTGTTATTCAGATGCAGAAATTAAAGAAACAGCCGATCGTTATGAAGCAGAAGTGCGTAGTATTACTAAAGAAGATATTGTTAATTTACTTTCTGAAAGAAATATTGTTAGTATCTTTCAAGGACGTTCAGAGAATGGCCCACGTGCTTTAGGTAATAGAAGTTTTATGTATGATCCAACAGATCCAGATGGTAAGGATCATGTAAACAAAGTTAAACGTAGAGAGTATTTCCGTCCTTTTGCAGGAACAATTCTTGAAGAAGATGTACACGAATGGTTTGACTTACGTGGTATGAAATCATCACCTACAATGATGTATGCTGTAAACTGTCAGCCAGGCATTGAAGAAAAGATTCCTGCTATCATTCATGTAGACGGCACTTGTCGTATCCAAACAGTTAATGAAAAACAAAACCCACACTACTATAATCTAATTAAAGCATTTAAAGAAAAGACTGGGATTCCTATGGTATTTAATACTAGTTTTAACCTAGGTGGTGATCCATTAGTTGAAACACTTGACGATGCTATTAGAACACTTGCAAAAAGTGATGTAGAGTACCTATATTTGCCCGAATACGATACCTTAATTACAGTTAAAAATTAAATCCTCGTAAGCGATAAATACTATAAAGAGGACTAAAATGTTTGATATCGGTAAATTTTTCGGCAAGGGATTAAAGAACACAGTGCTAATGAAAAACGGCGCTAATATAAGTTATCACGGCCCTTGGAAGAAAATAACAGAAGATACAGTAATCGACCGTTGGCTAGTTGGTGATTTTTGTGCCGCAGAATATACTATTGTAGCAGATCTTTCAACATTCCAAAAAGAAATTATCAAGTGTTTAGTAGTTGCTGGACCTAGTACTGCTGAATTAGTAGTGTACGGACGTTCAAATCTTGGAAATCAAATTATCGACTTAACTGCAACGGTTAACGACAGTTATGTTAACATCATTGCTAATGCAAAACCACTCGATGATTCAGCACCAGGACGAGGTGCGAAACTAGTTTTCAGTGCCAATTACTATCAAACGCAAAATGTTTTAGTACCTGCTTAATGAGCAGATAAATATGTGTAATTGGAGCACAACATGGCAGTAACTTATAACCCTTTCGAGTCAGAGTATGGCTTTAAAAGCCCAGGCTTTACCGTAGATGATAACGGTAACGTTACAGTTCGTAGTCTTTCTTATATTGAAGAAGAAGAGGTAATTCTTGAAGGTAGATTATACTTTAATCAATTGGGAACAGGCGATCAAGCAGTTTATACTCAGGATGGTGTATTTGCACCAGGTTCAGAAGTTCTTAGACAAAATCCTCCACTACAATTCACTAGAGGCGAAAAGTATTCATTCAACTTGAATAATTTTGATTATCTTACATGGAATATTTGGTATGAAGATCCAGCAGGTAATTCAGCAGTTACAATTAACGGAATCCCAGTAATTTATTATAACATTGGTATCAGTTATAAAGTTAGCGACGAAGACATTGTAACACTAGAAGGACAAGATGCACAAGGAAAAACTAATGGTGTATTTTTCTTTGATGTTCCAGCACTAGCACCTGAAACATTATATTATGGAACAGGTGACGGTAGTGTATTTGGAGTTATTACAACATCAGATCCGACTATTACAGGTGTTGGTAGTTTTAGTTCATTAAATGTTATTGGAGATGCAACATTTACAGGACAAGATGCAGAAATTACTATTGCACCATCAGGGCAATATGGTACTGTTACAATTAATCCTGGAGGTGCAGGTACATTAAGTAATATGTACGTTCAAGCAATTACATTAGATGTAACAGATACAACTATAATTACTCCTGATAATAGAAGTGTAACAATAGCACCAACAGGAACAGGAATTTTAACACTATCATCTGGATTAACAGGGTCTATTAACAACGTAGAAATAGGACAGTCAATTCCAAGAGACGGTTCATTCTTAGCCCTAAATGCAGAAAATGGGTTAAATAGTACAGTGATAGGAAATGTTACGCCGGAGTCGGCAACATTTACACAAGTAACAGGAAAAAATGCACCAGTGACTAGTCAACATTTAACAAATAAACAGTACGTAGATAATACAGCAACGGCGTTGGCTATTGCATTAGGAGTATAATAAGAGATGGCAAAAAGAAAAATTAATGATTATATTTTCCATAACGGAATTTCTTATAGTGATAATTACTATCCTAACGCATATTGGTTAATTCAAAATAACGTTGAATTTATTATCGACGAGGTTCGTGCATATATTAATACTAATATTGCAAAAGCCGCTCAGCATACACCAACAAATGCAACGTACAATCCGCAAACTGGAATAATGGCTCTAACTATTCCGTCTCATCCGTTTGTTCCAGGCGATCAAATTATTATTGAAGAAAGTGCTTTAGTGTTTACTTGTGGATTAGACAATTACACAACTACACACGCATACCCAAGAGGTTCTGGAGCACCAAACGATGCTGGTACTGATCCATATTTTGAAGCACCGATTTTAATTACATCTACAACAACAGATACTATTACATTCTTTATTGGAATTTCATCAAATACGTCAACACACGTTTTTGATTCAGCAGTTGCTGATGGAGTAAGAAGTGTATTTTACAATTATGTAAATGATAGTGATGCTAAGTGTGAACGCGATATGCGTTACAACTTAATTGGCGGTGATAAGAACAATGCTGTTACTGATCAGCCAGGTGGATTACTTTATGATTTAAGATATAAAGGTAATGAGCAAGCACGTTACCTTGCATCAACATATTGGGATAAAGCGATACCTCAAATTGACGGAGATAGAAATCCAGAAAGAGCCGCAAAGAATTTTTGTGCTTGGTTAATTAACAATTATATTCTTACTAATACAGAATGGACAACTAATCAAAGTCCTGCTGTAACAACACAAGTAAGAAATAGTGAATATATTTCAGAATCAGGTGCAACGAGCCAAGTTAATAAAGTGCTAGTAGATACTATTGGTAAAGTTATTGTTGAAGGTACTGAATCAATGCCAGACTTTCATCGTGCAGAAATTAGTAGAGCAATTTTTCCAACAAAAGTTACACAAGATAATTTACTATTAATTACAAATACATCTACAAACCAAGTATTGTTTAACTTTAGTGATCCGACTAAGGGTGCTGATGTAAAATATACATATGAATCTGTTGAATATACACCTACATACTTTTACTTTCAAAAGTTTCTTGAAACAACTGATACAATTACACAGGTGTTGTTTAATACAGATACAACTAACGAAGAATATCTAACAGCCTGTAGAGCATTAATTACAAATAATAAAGAATTTATTAAAGATGAAGTACGTGCTTGGATTGCTTACAATGTAGCAAATGCAACTCCAGGAAGTATCTGGGAAAATTATACGTACAATGCGGCTAAGTGTGAAAGAGATACAGCATTTAATATTGATGCTATTGTTGCTGATATGCGATACGGTGGTAATGCCAACGTAAGAACTACAGCCTCAAAATATTGGAAAGGTCCAACTCCTCAAATTGATGGTACACGTGAGCAAGAAATTGCCGCGAAAAACTTTATGAGAGATTTAGTTAACAACTACATCTTAACAAAAGCAGTATATCCAACTAAACAAACGGGAACTCCAGAAACTACCCAGTACTTTTTAGGTACAAATTGTGAACTAGGTGCCGCAGATAGAGTAGCAGAGTTAGTTAAAATTCTTACAGATGTTATTACTAACGGATTAGAATTTTTACCAGTTGAAAATAAACCAACTATCTGGTCTGAATTAGATACTTTACAAATTTTTATTGAGCAAGGTGACTTAAGAACAAGACCATATGATTTTGGTACAGACGCTATTGAAAGACACAGAGTTGCAAACGCTCTATCAATGCTTGATGCTGACTTCGAGTACGGACTACAGCCTACTAAGTGGCAGGCAATTGGTACAATGCGTGGTTACCCTTCAACATATGAAGTACCAGGAACAGATACAGCAGTACAAAATGTTCTTACAGATGCATCAGACGGTTCAGAAGGTATTGGTCAATCATTAATTACAGTTACAACAGTTGGACCACACGGTGTACTTGCTGGACAGCCTATTACTATTAGAGGATTAGATGGTTCTGTTAAAGGTAACGGTCGTGCTGAAGGTACATTTATTGTTAATAGTATTGTTAATAATTCAACATTCACTTACTATGCAAAAGCAAAAGTTGGTACAGTTGCTGGAACAGAGTTAGTAACATTTTATACAATTTTAAGACAGGCGGCATTTTATACAGGTGCGGCAATCCAAGGAGATACTGCTTCGTTTGAAGTTACATCTCAAGGTTCATCAGGATCGTTTAGTCTTGCACTAGGAGTTGATGCTGATGAAAATAGACTACCTATTCAGGGAACACCACCAAGCATTGGTGCTCCATTACAAGCCAATGGCGGAGGAATTCCAGTAGGTTCTCAGGTTACTGGTATCACAGGTGACGGAAATATTATTACAACTCCGGTTACTACATCTGACACACCGCAAGGAAGTTTTACAATTTCCGTTGAAGATGGAACCGATGTTGAAATCGGAGCGGCATTAGATAGAGGTGACGGATCAGCGGCCTTTGTTACTAATGTTGTAGGTAATGATTTAACTATTAGTTCTGCAACTACACAAACACTAGTTGGTAATACAGTTTTATACTCAGGTGTAACTGGAGTAAATGATACTACAATTGGTAACGGTGCTACATTTGATGTAACTAGAACAAGTGGTGTATATTCAGTATCACTTGCAAATACAGGACAAGATTATAGAATTGGTGACAATATTGTTATCAGCGGTGGAAGTTTAGGTGGAGCAGATACAACAAATGATTTACGTATTATTATTGAATCAGTTGACACTGGTGGAGAAGTAGTAACATTTGCATTTAGCGGGACAGGTTTTGACGGTGAAGGTACATTCTTTGGAGTCAACGGACAACTTGAAGGTGGCCAAGGTACTGATCCAATTTTTGATATCACATATACTAACAATGTTTATACTGCAAGTGTAGCATCACCTGATACATCATCAGGATATGTAGTTGGCGATGTTGTTGTAGTTGACGGTTTTGACCTCGGCGGACAGAGTGTAGCCAACGATGCTTTTATTAAAGTTGAAACTGTAGGCGCAGGCGGCTCTATTACTAGTGTATCAACTACTGGTACAGCAGTTGACGCAGATGTAAGTTATTCATCTCCTCCTTATACATCAACTACTATATCAGGATTAGGTGCTGACTTTAACGTACAACGTATTGGCACTGTTTATTCAGTAGTAGTAACCAATCCGGGTACAGGCTACTTGGCGGCTGAAACATTTACAATTTTAGGATCAGAACTTGGCGGTGCTGACGGAACAAACAATTTAACAATTACAATTTCAACTGTTGATGTTAACGGTGGTATTACTGGAGTAACTTCAGCAGGTACAGCAATCAATACAAGATCTTATGGTTATGTTACAGGTACTAACCAAGTTGGATCTGGAGCAACATTCCAAATTGATCTAAGTGCTGGCATTTACACAATTAACATTGAGGGTGCAGGCCAAAGATATGGTGTTGATCAAGTTATTAATATCTTAGGTACCCAAGTAAGCGGAACAGTTCCAGCAAACGACATTGCTATTACTATTACTTCTATTCAAAATGATGGAGGCATTACAGGTATATCATTTACAGGAACAGGCGCTACAGGTTCGGGAACTTATCTTTCGGCAATTGGTGATAATGATCCAAACTCTGGTGCAGATGCAGTCTTTAATGTAACTAGAGACGCTGGTACATATTCAATTGTTAGTGCAGTTGATAATGGTAGTGGATATAAAGTAGGTGACAGGATTGTTATTCCTGGTAATCAACTAGGAGGCGATACTCCTACAAATGATTTAACACTTCGTTGTACAGTTGAATCTACAGAAGGTAATTTCTTAGGAATTGATATCAGTGGAACAGCAGTACCTGGAGCAACATTAGATTTATACAGTTCTGTAACAATGTCAGATACTACAACATCTAATATTGCACAAGCAACTGTTATTACTTACAGTGCGTTAGCAAGCATTAGAGTTACATTCCAAACACCACACGGACTAGTACCAGGTGACTCGTTTGCAATTACTATTAGTTCAGACGATGGGGCAAACCTTCATAATTTAGCGGCAGGTCCGTTTAGTGCTACAGCAGTTCCTAGTTTAACACAGTTAGAGTATCAATGTAGATCTCCAGGGTTTATTAACACAGGTACTAATAATGATCAACCAATCATTGGTGCAGTTTATCCAAGACCGGATAGTTTCTTCATTCATAGACCATATGACGGTGGTGTACAGTTAGGTACAGGAGGACCGCAACACGGTGCTCAAGCAATTAGACAGAGTAAAAAATATATTAGATACCAGTCAGGTAAAGGTATTATGTACACAACTGGTGCTCTATTTGCTCCAAGTTATAACATTCTTGACATTACAGCAAGTGGTACTGCACAAGGCTCAACTATCACAATAACTACAGATGAAACAGAACACGGTTTACAAGTTGGTGGTACTGTTAGAATCATCGGAGTTGACACTGTAGGATACAATGATACTTACAATGTATCGGCAGTAAATGACGAAAACGAATTTGAAATTATTGCTATAAACAATTTAGGTTCAACAACACCTGAATTAAGTTCAGAATGTCAAGTTTCAATTAGTAAGTTTCACGGTGCAACTGTGCGTTCAGGAGCATTTGATGATCAGAACGGTATCTTCTTTGAATATGATGGTACACAATTTAGTGCTGTACAAAGAACTGCTACGTTGCAGTTAGCAGGCGTAGTTGATATTGATGTTGACTCAAACACTTGTATAGGAACAGGAACAAGATTTAGAGAACAATTAAAAGCAGGTGATAGAATCGTGCTTAAAGGCATGACTCACGTTGTATCACAAGTAGTAGATAATACAACAATGTATCTTGCACCTGACTTCCGTGGTGTTACTAATGTAAGATCAAGTAAGATTTGTTTAGTTAGAGATAAGAAAACAGAACAGAAAGATTTCAACAGAGATAGAGGTGACGGCACAGGACCGAGTGGATATAATATTGACATCAGTAAGATGCAGATGGTTGGAATCCAGTATTCATGGTACGGTGCTGGTTTTATTGATTATATGCTTAGAGGTGCTGATGGTAATTTTGTGTTTATGCACAGAATGAGAAACTCAAACATTAACACAGAAGCATTTATGCGTACAGGTAATATGCCGGTGCGTTATGAAATTACTAATGAAGGTCCAAGTGGTAAACTTTCAGAAGATATTGACGCAGTAGTCGAAACTATTCCGTTAGTAGATGCATCATTCTTCCCTCCAGAAGGCGGAGTTGTTTATATTGATGCTGAAATGATACGTTTCACAGGTGTAGATGGTAAAAACTTAACTGGTTGTACTAGACAAAGTACAATGACTAACTTTGCTTCAGGTGCAACAAGAACATATAGCGGTGGACCAGCAAGTTCACACTCAAGAAATACTGGAGTTGTACTTATTAGTAACACAGCATCGCCGGTTATTTCACACTGGGGTTCTGCGTTTATTACAGACGGCGGATTTGATAGTGATAGAGGATACTTATTCTCATACAAATCAACCGGAGTTACAGTTAGTACAACAAGAACAACTTCATTCTTGCTTAGACTAGCACCGAGTGTGTCAAACGCACTTGTGGGTGATCTTGGAGAACGTGAACTACTGAACAGAGCACAGTTATTACTTGAAGGTCTTGAGATTACAACAGACCAGCCTACATCTTCAGACACGGGTGGTATTGTTATTGAAGGTATTCTAAATCCACAAAACTATCCGCTTAACCCAAGTGACGTTGGTTGGCAGGGACTATCAGGACTAGCACAAGGTGGACAGCCAAGTTTTGCACAAGTAGCACCAGGCGGTTCTACTAACTGGAACTCGGGCGATATACCAACTCAAGAACTAGTACTTACACAAGCACCAATTACTGCAAGTATTACAGGTGTTGATAGAGGATACAGAGGCAATAACGATTACTGGGATAATGCTGTAAGAACAGGAAGAAACTTCTTCTGGATTCAAGAATCATTTTACGCGGCAAATCAAGACTTATTCCAAGTTGGTATTGAGATTGATGCACCTACATACTTTCCAAACGGAACAACACTTACACAGGTTGGTTCGTGGACAACATCATCTGCTGGTTCAGGAACAATTAGACCAATTTATCTAAGTTCAAACGGATTACAAAACGTTACATCCGGAACCATTGCTTTAACATTTAAGAAAACATTTAAAGAAGCACCAACTAACAATATCTTCTTTGATAAGACTAGTTTTGATGCCGCTGGTGTAGCACAAGGTACTAACGTAAGTGACGGTAGATTCCCAGCAGGAACACAGGTATCTACAGTTTCTATTGGTAGTTACAACAGCGTAGAATATTACAGTGTAACATTTAACCAAACATCAGATAACAGTGCTATTACTGCAGGTGTTACAACTATTGAATTTGAATTTGTGCAACCACCGTTTGCTCAACCAGGTGAAACTATCTTCTCATTCATTGCTCAACCAGGCGAAAGATCTACGTTGGATCTGTCATTTATTAAAGAATTAACTAATACTACACTAGGTGGTAGAGGTACATTCCCGAATGGACCTGACGTATTAGCAATTAACGTTTATAAAACATCAGGCGCTGACATTGTTAGTAACATTGTACTACGATGGTCAGAGGCACAGGCTTAATCTAAAGTAGGAGGGGGGTTATTTTGTTTAATAACTTCTTTTTGACTGTCACCTGGAATAATACGATAGTTATCTTCAACTGAATCAGGAGTACTTACTTCACTTATAGAACTATTTGGTTCTAACGCAATAAGTTGGTGCGGTTGTAGTGGCGGATTATGCCAAGTATCTCCAGGTTTTAATTCTTTTGTATATAAAATGGCATCTTTTGTGTCAATCCATTTAACTTCAAATCGTCCTTGGTTAACAAACCAGGTTTCGTCTTTCTCTTTATGAAAATGCATAGAAAATTTAGCACCTGCTTTTTCAAATACCATAATTTTTCCGCAGTACTTGTCGTTAGTAGCCCAGATTAACTCGTAGCCCCAACCTTTTTCAACTTTACCATCAAGTCGACTCATTCTTTACTCCATTTTTTCATAAAATTTTTGTATGCTCCGCGAAACTTACTTTGAAAGATCATATTACTAACAAAACTAGCACGATATTTCTCTTGATCTTCATCTTGTACAGTTGTTTCTAACTCAGAAAGCCTAATTGGAACGTACATTGCTAAAGGTGTGCCTTTTTCTATTAAAAACTCACCTTCTTTTTTAATTAGCAGTTGTTGATTGATCTGATGACTCCATTCGGTATGGGTAACACCAGGCATACACTCGAAATTTTCATTAAAATCATAAAACATTGGTAATTGCATCATTGCCCAACCTGGACTTGTACGCACACGCCACGGACAATCGGTTTTTGCAACACACAAAAATTGATTTTTTACATTTTCTGGTAGATGACTCTTAAACTGTTCGTCATAATGCAAACTCATAGTAAAGTCTTCATTACTTGAATGCCAGGCAAACTCGTTATTAGAAACTTTTAGGTGAAAATCGCACCACATAGTAACCACATAGGCATTTTTATAATAGTCTACAAAGCCAGGACAATTCTTTAGTGTACCCTTGTCCTTAAAATTGCTTTCTTCTATAAACTTAGGCATAGTCTTAAACCAAGTAGGCATAAACTTAGTAGCAGGCTGTACCGGTTCTACTTTAGTAAGCCCGGGTACTACACTCCACCATTCAACTTTACATTTATTTTGACTCATGTATCCATTCCGTTGGCCTAATGAAAGAATGATCAATTACATCAAGCAATTTTGTGTTATCAGCACAAGTATACTCTTGGTATTGACCTTTTAATTTTTCGGGCATAGGTATTAATTCAATTTTTGCATTATATTTTTTAGCAATAACTTCGGCAATCTCTTTAAATGACGTTGCAACTCCAGTTCCTACATTAAAAATACCACTAACATCTTGTTCTAGCATCTTTTCATGTACTAAACATACATCTTGTACACTAATAAAATCACGTTTATAACTTTCGCTATTTTCAAAAAGTTTTATAACACCGTATTCTTTTGCTTGATTTGTAAATTTGGTAATTGGACTTGCTTGTTCACCTTTATGTTCTTCATAGTTTCCATATACGTTAAAATAACGAAATCCCTGAATGTTAATTTTGAAGTCATCGCTAAATGTATTAACCCATCTATCAATAAGATACTTGCTCCATGCATAAGGACTTTGTGGAAAGCACTTAGACGTTTCACTAAACCCATCTGCTCCAGGACCATACACACTTGCTGAACTTGAAAACTGTAAACTAGTACCCATCATATCACAAATTTCAATAAGTTTCATGGTCCACTCATAGTTTTGTTTTAATATCTTTTCAACATCGGATTCAGTAGTACTTGAAATAGCCCCACAGTGAATAACACGGTCATACTGTTGAGCATCAGGAAACTTATTCTCTTGCCATTCCCAACCTTCAACATCGTGTCCTTTATGTTGTAGATAAGAGGCAAGATTTTTGCCAATAAATCCTTCATGACCTGTAACTAAAATTTTCATTTAAAACTCTCTATTATTTTTGTAGTTGAATTTCCTTCTACTGTCGGAAAAATTTCTACAGGATACTGTTCATGTCCAACTACTGTCTCTATTGTATAATCTCCGCCTTTAATAATCAAGTCTGGATTGTATTTTTTTATTACATTGATTGGAGTATCTTCATCAAAAATGATAACTTCGTCTACCCATGGTAATAATTTTAAATTTATTTGTCTTTGTAACTGATTGTTGATTGGGCGATTTTCACCTTTTAATCTTTTTGTACTAGCATCACTATTAATACCAACAACTAAGTATTGTCCTTTAGACTTTGCAAACTTTAACAATTGAAAATGACCTTCATGTAATATGTCAAACACTCCATTAGTCCATACTAATTTTGGTTTTAAGTCATCTTTAGTAATAACTACGACTCCTCTTCGTTCAACAGTTCTAGCCGCGGCGTAACAAGCCATCTTACAACATTCAGCAATTGACATACTTCTTTCAATACCATATGCAATAACAGATAGCACAGTGTCGCCTGCTCCGGTAACATCAGCCACTTCGTGTACAGGTTCTTTAAAATGAAAATATTTTTTATTCTCGTCAAGAACATGAATACCGTTTGCTCCGTCAGTTACTACTAAATTTTTCCAGTTATACTCACGCATTTTAAGTAATGCAGTTTCTTTTTTAAATACGCCAAACCAAGATACATATTCTTTCATATTTGGTTTAACTAAAAACGCACCTTTATAAATTTCGGGCTCTTGCTTAGGATCAACTAAAACTTTATCAGTCTTTTTAAGTAATTCTGTTACTGTATTTTTATTAACAGTACCTTTTGCATAATCACTAACACATATAATATCAGATTGTGTAGTATCATTTACTAATCTTTTAAATCCTTCAACACTATGAAATGTAGTTTCTCTATCCCATCGTAATAATTGTTGACCGTTGTCACCGACTAATCTTGTTTTAGTAGTAGTCATTGGTGAGTCCATTGTAAGATTAGAATGTAAATTAGTTACATCAAGTAACTCAATAGACTTGTACCCTTCTTTATCGCTGGATATTACACCATATAAACTAACATCTCCGTTAATAGAAGAAATGTTTAATGCTAAGTTACCGGCACCGCCGATACTATACTTTTGTTCTGTTTCTTTTAAAATAGGAATAGGTGCTTCAGGACTAATTCTATCAGCATTACCAAAAATCCATCGATCTAGCATTATGTCGCCATATACTCTAATCATATATTAAGTCTCTAATAGGTTTACAACTTGGAATACTGTTTCTAGTTTTGTGATATTTGTTTTATTTTGAAGTGTATTACGTAAACCTTGATGTAAAGGCTTTGGCCATTTTCCAAAACTAGCCCAAGCATACCCATCATGTTCGTCATTAAGAGTTGGTAAAAATTCTTCTTTAACAACGATAAGGTATGTATGAAAATTAAACTTTTCGTCTGTGCTTACAAATGTTTCTAAGGGAATAGATTTTATAAATTTAGGTGTAGTACCTATTTCTTCAGAAATTTCTCTAGTAAGAGCATCAAACGGTGTTTCACCAGAATTGCTTCTACCACCTACTAATCCCCAAACTTGAGATTGTTTGCTTTGAGTACGGTGTAAGAATAAAAAACGTTTTGTGTTAAGGGCATAAAACAATGCACCACTACATGATATCTTCTGGCTCATATATATAGTTATTTAAAACTGTATACGCCAAGTGCCGTTTCGGTATTCGCCTTCGAATGATAAAACCCATTCACTACCAGTCCATTTGTATTGAACTCCAGTGTTTAGGTTAGTAGTGTATTTGATATTTGTTTCAGTGCTTGAATCAAATAATATTTGCCATTTTGATCCTGTCCATTCAATAATATCATTTTCACTTGCAATAAGATCAGTGTTATCGTTGTTTTTCCAAGCAACCGGTCCACTAGCATTGTTTATATCACCAATACTGTCTAGTAATAATATTCTAGTTCCGGCATTTTTAATGCTTGCAGGATTATAAGTTTTTGGATCAATAATATAATCAATTTTATTTCGGTCACCAGTTGATCCTGCAATAACAGTATCACTAGGAATAGTGTCATTGTCCCAAGTAATTGCTAGTTTTGTATCATCATTAGGATTAATTGCAACAGTACCGTTAATACTTTGTGGTATATCTTGTCTTACAAGTTGTAGTTGACTTACACCAGCCGTAAATGATCCGGGTAATGCATCTAAGAATCCAGTCCAAGGAGTAGAACCAACTACACCTTTATGAATTAACTGTGCTTCATTGCCCATTACAAGTAAATCGTAATTATTATATGCAGTAATAGCAAGTCCAGCAGTATCTTTCTTAGTAGCAGATTTGTTAGTGTCCTCTTGGACTGGACGTTCTGCAAATTCATCATTATATCGTTTAAACTCAGGAGTTGATTCTCCCAAATCAATAGTTCCGTTATCCTCATTAAAGATACTCATAATAACACTAGTAATAACACCAAGTTTTTTAACTTTTGCAGGGGGACTAATATAGATAGGAGTTGTAAATTGTAAACTTCCAACATCAATCTCACTTTCAGTACCCACTGGAATACTTCTACCACTCCAAGTAACTCCGTCTAAGTTCACTACACTTAAACTAGTCCAATCGATATAATTATCAGTTGTTTGAATCTCTAAACTAGGATTAAACAACATTAATATCTGCTCCATAATTTGTAATTTTTGATCTGTATTAGTTGACCAAATATCTGCCGTTACTTGTAATGTATAAGGAGTTGGCATTAAACGTTCTACTGTAACATTCTTACCTTGTGTGTTTAGATATTCGTTATTATCTTCATCATATGCACGTTCACGTAAATGAACTTTACTTACGTGTGTAGCATCTGCTAATCTATCACGATCTAATTCTAAACCAGTCATATAAATTGCTATGCGAGGCGCACTTGGAATTTTATTTTCTGAGTTGTCTCTAAGAATATGTCCTACTTGACGTGTGATATCTCCATACATTACCGGAATCTGTTTTAGATCTCCATCACCATCCTTATAAGAAAAATTACTCATAAGTCTAATCAACTGAGTAATGTATCTTCTTATTTGTCCATCATAAAAATGTTGCATTAATTATCCGCCTTAGGTTTAAGTGCTTGTGAAAGACTTTGTCTTTCTTGAATATTTTCGCCGGCGATATTATCTGTATTTGTGTTATTAATAAAGTCTGTCTTATATGTATTTCTATCATTAGTATTTGTCATAGTCATACGTACTTGATCTTCCATCTTAACCCATCTTGCTCCATCAAAGCGGAACAAACGTTTAGGCAAAAAGTCTGTTCTTAAATAATAATCACCTTTAGTAGTAGTTAGCGGGAATGATGTACCAAATCCAAATGCTTCACCATTAGGTGGAATACCATCACCAATTAAGTAACCTTGATAACCCTCACGCTCTGGAGTTTCGTTTACTCTACTTGCATCTATGTTACCATTAGCAATACTAGCATCAATTAATGTTTCGTCTGCACCAACAAGTTCTGGTTTGCCTTCTGCATCAACTTGTAATGTATAAAGAGATGTTGTGTCATACCCTGATTTAGGAGCATCGGCTTCTGCTTGATCTAATATAGCATTATTAATTTGCATTTCTTTTTCGTATGTACTAAGCACATCACGTAGTGTATTAGTGCTTCCTTCTTCTGCTGGTAAATCAAGTATATCTTTAAACTCTTGAGAGTCAACTATTTGTTTTAGTTTTACTCTATATAAATGTGGATACCAAGTTTGTGTAAATCCTTCTGCGGCTCTGTTTACATCTTCTACAACATAAAACCGTTTCAATGCTACACTATAATCATTAAGTGCATTTTCGTCTTTTAAGTGAGGTAATTCAAATACATCACCTGGCATTACTTTTCTGCCTAAAGTTTTTACACTATAATTAATTGGAATGGTCATAAACAATGTGTCGTTGGTTAAGAATAGTCCAAATTGACTCATATCAAAGTCAACATCTTGTACATTGTAAATGCCTCGAATTACGTAAACATCTGGATCGTATTTTCTATCACGGTTTTCCATGAATAACATATCTTGAATGTTAGTTTCTTTTACAGCATCATAATGAGGCTGTGACGGAGTAGCATCTGCTTCGTCTGGGTTTTTAGGGCCTAAATATTTGTGAACAAAAACGTCAGTTCCACCAACAGTAAACATCTCTGTTACTGTTCTGTCTAGGAACTCGTAATCGTTACCCTTTTCTGGTTTGTATAAACTTATTCTTGGCATCGTAATAGTATTTATCGTTAGATAATCGTTCGCATAAATACTAATGGAGACTGAAAACTTATGGCGACACAAAAACAAGAAATATTCGATTATGTAGCGGCTATGCTAGGAAGTGGCATGGTTGATGTTGAACTAGATCCAGTACACTATGAAGTAGGACTGCAAGCGGCATTTGACAAATATCGTCAGCGTTCAGATAATTCAGTAGAAGAATCATATGCATTCCTAACTACTGTAATTGATCAGAACGAATATACTTTAGATTCGAACATTATGGAAGTTCGTCAAATTTTCCGTAGATCAATAGGATCAAGAACAGGAGGCGGTGACGGTGGTACAATGTTTGAACCATTTAACTTAGCCTATACAAATACATATTTGTTATCTAGTTCAAACATGGGCGGACTAGCAACTTATAACTTGTTTGCAAGTTACCAGGAACTTGTAGGACGTATGTTTGGTTCATTTATTGAATTTAAATGGAACAATACTACTAAAAATCTTACAATTCTTCAACGTCCTAGAGCAGAAGAAGAATTACTTTTATACTGCTACAATAAACGTCCCGATTCAGAAATATTAGATGACTATCTAGCAAAGCAATGGATTAAAGATTATACACTTGCTAAGTGTAAGTATATGCTAGGTGAAGCACGTAGTAAATTTGCTACTATTGCAGGTCCACAAGGAGGCTCAACTCTAAATGGAGATGCACTAAAAGCAGAAGCACAAGGCGAAATGGAAAAATTAGAACAAGATCTAATGACCAATGTTGCTGGTGGTGTAGGCTACGGCTTTACAATTGGCTAGATTCAACTTGACATCCCTCACATAAGATCATATACTATATACTTCTAATAAGGAGTTTAATATGATCATCGGCATTTGCGGTTTAATTGGTTCTGGCAAGGATACAGTTGCTCAATATCTTATTGATAATCACAATTTTGAAAAAATCTCGTTTGCAGACAAATTAAAAGATTCTGTTGCTGTTATGTTTGACTGGGATAGAGAGTTACTTGACGGAAAAACAGACGAGTCAAGACAATGGCGAGAAACGCAAGATGACTATTGGACTAAAGAAACTGGACGTACAATTACTCCTCGCAAAGTGCTTCAAGAATTTGGTACAGAGTGTATGCGTAACGGATTCTATGATGGAATTTGGGTTAGTTTAACTAAGAAGATACTAATAGATTATCCGCATAAGAACTTTGTTATTCCTGATGTACGGTTTCCTAACGAAGCACTAATGCTTACAAAAATGGGCAGTGAATTGTGGCGTGTTCGAAGAGGAGCAGATCCTGTTTGGTTTAGAATGTATCAAGATATCGGAGTTGAGCCAAAAGACGTTCATGCATCTGAATGGGCATGGGCAAATTCAAACTTTACGCAAATCATTGATAACAACAGCACACTTGATGATCTTAAAAATCAGGTGAAAGGTCGCCTTGCTTCCATTTCACCCCTCGCCGTTGCATAGCAATTTGACAGTTGGCACAAATAGTTTTTAAATTAGCAGGTCTACAATTTTCTAAGTTTCCGTCTATATGATAGACTCTTAATTGTTCTTTATATTCTGCTTTAAATCCACATTTTTCACATTCGGATTTTTGTCGATATCCTGATTGATGCCATCTAGGCTTTTTAGGTGTTCCGTTGCGTAAACATCTATCACATTTGGTTCTATAAAACGTTTTACCGTGTTTTTTATAATTAACGGCTACAGGTCGTTGTCCGCAACTGCATAAAGGTCTCATATCGTATTTAGCATACCTTTTTCTGCCCTTTTTCGACGGTGATATAATGTTCTTTTTGAGTGAAACATATAAATACTATTGACAGAACAAGTTTAAAGTTCAACAGGAGAACACAAGATGGCAAACTTAGTATCACCAGGAGTATCGGTCAGTGTAATTGACGAAAGTTTCTATACGCCCGCTGAGCCAGGTACTACCCCAATGATTTTCGTTGCTACTGCACAGGATAAAGCCAATGCAAGTGGCACAGGTACAGCAAGAGGAACTACACAAGCAAATGCAGGTGTACCTTTCTTGTTAACATCGCAAAGAGATCTTTCAGAGACTTTTGGCGATCCGTTATTTTATACGGATAACAATAACAATCCAATTCACGGTGGAGAACTTAATGAATACGGATTGCAAGCGGCATACTCATACTTAGGCGTAAGTAATAGAGCATGGGTCGTAAGAGCAGATATCGATTTAGGCGAACTGCAAGCAAGTGCAACAGCACCGGCGGCTGATCCAGAAGATGGAACACAATGGTTCGACACACAAGTTTCAAAGTTTGGTATTTTTGAATGGAATGGTAACGCTGTAACATCTACAGGCGGACAAACATTTACTAACAAAGTACCTACAGTAATTACAGATAATACTAAACTAGTTGGTAACAGCAATACTGGCATTCCAAAGGCTTCTGTTGGACAAGTGGGTGACTATGCTGTTGTTGCAACAACTACAATAAACAAAGTATACTATAAATCATCTACAGGTACTTGGGTTAAAGTAGGTTCCAGCGCATGGGTAGCATCTTGGCCCACAGTTGTTGGTACTAAAAGCAATCCAACTTACACAGGTGACTTTACTATTAATGGTACAACAGTAACAGGCGCTGGTACACTAGCAGACTTAGTATTAGACATTAATGGTGACGCTACATTGCAAACAGCAGGTATTACTGCTAAAGCAGTTAACAGCAAGTTAGAAATTTATTCAACAGGTGTATCAGTTGTTATTGCTGATCCAAACAGCAACATTGTTGCAGGATTAGGTTTAACAGCAGAAACTGTTGAAGCACCTATATTATCTATTGCTCCACATACAAGCATTCCAGAGTTTAAGTCAACTGATACTAAGCCACGTCCAAGTGGATCTGTTTGGTTTAAGACTACAGATGCTAATCAGGGTGCAAACTTAAATGTTAAAACATTCAATGCAACAACTGGTTTGTGGGAAAAGAAAAATGTTCCAATTTATGCTAACAATGCTTCTGCATTAGAAAAACTAGATTCAACAGGTGGCGGCAAGAACTTATCAATTGATACTTACTATGCTCAGTCTCATGTTGTTGAAGGGGGTGAAGCAGAGTTTGATTTTAAAATCTTTAGACGTGCGGCGGCTGGTACAACAGCAGTTACATCAAGCATTATTCCTGTAAGTGGTGTTGCGGCAAGCACATATACATTTACAGTGTCTGAAACATTAGTTAATGACGCTAACTTTACTACACCAGTACAAGTTAGTGTAATTACTACTGGAGCGGCTGACGATGCTGATGAAATTGCAGGTCAAATCAACTCAGCAGGTTTAACAAATGTTACTGCATCAGTAGATGCACAGAACAGAGTTGTTATTGAACATACACTAGGCGGCGATATTAGATTTGTAGATACAGATGGACTACTTAACCTTATTGGTTACGCACCATACGTAAATGCAACATCTGGTACTGCTAACTTATACTATGTTCCAGGTACAGACGGATCAACAAATCCAGAACAGTACATGGCTTCAAACTGGAGAGTGTTATCATACACTGCAAGTGAAGATGCTCCAAATGCACTAGCATCAGATGGTCAACTATGGTACAATTCAATTGTTGACGAAGTTGATATGCTAATTCATGATGGTACTAACTGGGTAGGTTATCAAAACTATCAGTCAGGTAGCATTGATTACTCAAACACTTCACCAGCAGGTCCAATTGTTTCAGCAACTGAACCAACACAACAATCAGATGGTTCTGATTTAGTTGAAGGTGATATTTGGGTTTCAACAGCAGACTTAGAAAATTATCCACTAGTTTATCAGTATAACTTTACTACTAAAAAGTGGACATTAAGAGACAGTTCAGATCAATCAACTGACAATGGTATTTTATTTGCAGATGCACGTTATAATACAGCAGGCGCAAACAGTGATACAGCAGGTGATATTACAGATCTACTAGCAAGTGATTACTTAGATCCAGACGCTCCAGATCCAGCACTATATCCAAAAGGTATGTTGCTTTGGAACTTAAGACGTTCAGGTTTTAATGTTAAGAAATTTGTACGTAACTACATCGACACTACAGAAGACAACGGACGTGGTAGCGATGATGGTAGTTCAATGGATGCTTACTATCCACATAGATGGGTAACTGAAAGTGCTAACCAAGCAGACGGTTCAGGATCATTTGGTAGAAAAGCACAGCGTAAAGTTGTTGTACAAGCATTCCAAGCAATGGTTAACAGCAACGATGACATTAGAGATAATGAATCACGTATCTTTAACTTAATGGCAACACCAGGCTATCCAGAACTAATTGGCGAAATGATTTCACTAAACTATGACAGAGGCTTAACTGCGTTTGTTGTTGGTGATTCTCCATTCAGACTGAAAAGCGATGGTACTACATTAAACAACTGGGCAACTAACGTAGCAGGTGCAGTTGAAGATAATGATCAAGGCTTAGTAAGTAATGACGAATACCTAGGTATTTTTTACCCAAGTTTATTCACAAGCGACAATGCAGGAAACAACGTAGTTGTTCCAGCATCACATGGTATACTAAGAACTATTGCACTAAGTGACAATGTTTCTTATCCATGGTTTGCACCAGCAGGAACTAGAAGAGGTGGTATTACAAATGCTACTTCCGCAGGTTACATTGATGCAGAAGGTGAATTTAAAACTGTTGCACTTAATGAAGGTCAAAGAGATACATTATACAGCAGTGCAGTTAATCCAATTACATTCTTAACTGGTGCTGGACTTGTTAACTTTGGTCAAAAGACAAGAGCAAGAAACGCTAGTTCTTTAGATAGAATTAACGTTGCACGTTTAGTAATTTACTTACGTTCACAGTTGAACAAACTTGCTAAACCATACATCTTTGAACCTAATGATAAGATCACTAGGGACGAGATTAAACAGCAAGTTGATAGTTTAATGCTAGAACTTGTAGGACAAAGAGCGTTATATGATTTCCTAGTAGTGTGTGATGAATCAAACAACACACCAAATAGAATTGATCGTAACGAGTTATATGTAGATATAGCGATTGAACCAGTAAAAGCAGTAGAATTTATTTACATTCCACTAAGACTTAAAAATACTGGCGAGATAGCGGGCCTATAACATGATAAATAATATTAATAGGAGCAAATAAAATGGCAATTTCATCACTCTCAAGATTAACAGTGCCTTTGGATAGTAACGCGAGTTCTTCCGCTCAAGGTTTGTTAATGCCAAAACTGCAATACCGCTTTAGGGTATCGCTAGAAAACTTTGGTGTAAGTACACCAACTACTGAATTAACCAAACAGGTAGTTGATGTTACAAGACCTAACGTTTCATTCGAACAGATTACACTTGACGTATATAACTCACGTGTGTACCTAGCAGGTAAACATACATGGGAACCAATTACACTTAACTTACGTGAAGATGTTTCAAACAATGTTCAGAAACTTGTAGGCGAGCAACTACAGAAGCAATTCGACTTCTTCGAACAGTCGAGTGCGGCTTCAGGCGCGGATTACAAATTCGTTACACGTATCGAAATTTTAGATGGTGGTAACGGAGCGAATACAGCAAGTGTGCTAGAGACTTTTGAATTGTACGGTTGTTATCTTGAGAGTGCAAACTACAACTCATTAGCGTATTCAACTAATGATCCTGTAACTGTTGCACTATCTATTAGATACGATAACGCAATTCAAACACCACAAGGTACTGGAATCGGAACTGCTGTAGGCAGAACTGTAAATACTCTAGTTACTGGCGGTGGCGCAAGTTAATTAAAGTTTTAATTAAAAATACTAAAGGCGGCTTTATGTCGCCTTTTTTATTATCTGCGTACTTTTTATATTAGATAAATATTAGTATGGCAGACATATCCAAATTTCTTGACAATTTAGCCAGTGGTGCTCTTAACCCTAAAGGGAATCTTGCAGACTTTCAACATGGCGCGAGATTATATGTTGATGATAATTTTAAATTTGCTCCGAAGCAAAAGTTTCTTTATCATGTTGCATTTAATATTAATCCACAGGCATCGGCAATTATTCCGCAATTAACACAGAAGCATAGTAACACAATTAATATGCTTGTTAAGAGTGTTGACTTACCTAAGTTTGATATTACAACAGAAGTCAAACACGCATATAATAGAAAACGTGTTTTACAAAAGCGTATTGACTACAGTCCGTGTAATGTTACATTCCATGATGATAATTATGGATTAACAACAGCAATGTGGGAAGCATATTATAGATATTACTATAGAGATGGTAACTATGCGGCAGTTGACCAAGCAGGTAATCCTGAACAAACAGCAACAGCGTACAATAGAGGAAACATATACGGAACAGATACACAAAATAAATTCCGTTATGGTTTTGATAATGACAGTTATAATCCATTCTTTAACAGTATTATTGTATATCAAATGTCAAGAAAAAGATATACAGCATATACATTAGTTAATCCGATAATTCAAAGTTGGCAACATGATACTATGGATCAGTCTGTAAGTGATCCGGTACAAAGTACTATGTCACTTCAATTTGAAACAGTTTGGTATTCAAGAGGTCCGGTATCAAAAGGATCAGCACCAAAAGGATTTGCAACAGAACATTACGATCAAACACCAAGTCCATTAACATTGGGCGGCGGCGGCACATCAAGTTTATTTGGTGTTGGAGGAGTTGCCTCTGGTACTGCTGACGTGTTTGATGATATTACTAGTGGTAGAGCATTTAGTTCACCAGGAGCACTATTAGGTACAGTATTAAAAGCAGGTAACATTGCTAAAAATGTTAAGTCTTTAAGTAAAGAAGGTTTAAGACAAGAAGGATTCCAAATTTTAAAAGGAGCATTAGGAGACATAAGTGGTGCACCGGTTGGTGGGGTTGCAAATTCATTATTTCCAAAGTCAGCAGGTAAAGGCGGATTGAATAGTGTTGTTACAGCACTTGCAGGAGTAAGTGCAGTTGCTAAGATTGCTTCACTAGCACAAACAACTAGTTTATCAGATGCTAAAGCGGCGCTTGAAGCCAATCCAGATGCGTTGGCTGATTTAACAAAATCAACAACATTTAAAAAGACACACTTAGCAGGTGGAGGTGATCCTAGTGTTAATGCTATTAATAATGCATGGGAAACTACTAGTGCCTCATTTAAGACTGCTCAGAATAATGAAACATTAAATAACTTAGGAAACATAATTAAAGGTGCATAATGGCTAGTAACTTACCAAAGACACAATCAAAAGACAGTGCAAGCGAAGTAAAGCAATTTTATAATCAGTATTTTACTGACTTTATCAGTTTTCCTTCAAACGATGTTGATGCAGTAATCGGCTTTTTCGAAAACAGAGGTTTTAGTAAAACAGGCGCTATTGCAGTTGGAACAGTACTACTACAACAAGCAAAACTAGACGGTATTAATGTTTTTGAATTATTAGATACATTAAAGCAAACTGATCAAGTACAGTTAAGCAGTGTAGTTACAGAAGTATTAAACTATAATAGAGAAAAGATTTCTACATTAGGTTATAAGGTTGACAATACTTCAAATAGAGTCGAAGCACGAAACATAGAGGTGTAGCATGGCTAAGTTTGCCCAAGGGCGATACAACCTCAAAAATCCAGACAAATATGTAGGACGCAAAACACCACTGTATAGAAGTAGTTGGGAATTTGCTTTTATGAAGTTCTGTGATGAAAATCCTAATGTTGCAAAGTGGGCCAGTGAAGCAGTTAAGATACCATATCTTAATCCGTTAACAGGCAAACATACAGTTTATGTTCCAGACTTCTTTATTGCATATGCAGATAAGAATGGTAAACAACGTGCAGAAGTAATTGAAGTAAAACCAGATAATCAAACTACGCTTGAAAGTGCAGGACGTAATAAGTATAAACAAGCACAGGTAGTACTTAATATGGCTAAATGGGAAGCCGCTAGGGCATGGTGTAGGGATAAAGGACTATACTTTAGAGTAATTACTGAAAAAGATATGTTCCATCAAGGAACACGCAAAGGATAAATAATAGTAGCATATAATGGATTTTAAGTTATGAAGAAACTAGAAGAATTGCTTAATTTGCCCGAATCTAAAGAAATTGTAGATGAAGCAAAATCTGAAGCAAAAGCAGAAGCAAAAACGGCTGTTATTGAACGTGAAGAAACACAGCGTAGTATTGCTGAGTTAGATAAGATTAGTTCTGCACTTCCACAAGTTAAAGGCCTTGGAGAAATGGCTGATAAAGAACTTAATGAAGTTGCAGACAAAGCCATGCAAGCATACGAAGATCTAATGGACTTGGGTATGAATGTAGAAAGTCGTTATAGTGGCAGAGTATTTGAAGTTGCTGGCGGTATGCTTAAAACTAGTTTAGATGCTAAAGTTGCTAAGTTAGATAAGAAACTTAAAATGGTAGAATTGCAACTTAAGAAAGAAAAACAAGATAAAGACGGTGGAAATGACGAAGATGGTTTAGTTTCAGGCGAAGGATACGTGGTTGCAGACCGTAACAGTTTACTTGAAAAATTGAAAAACATGGATAAATAACATTGTAATAGGAAACGGATATGAAATTATACAGCGAATATTTAACAGAAGCATACAACAATAAAACTTACGAGTTTAAAATTGGTATTGCTGGCGACAACGAAGGTGTTGCGGATAAACTTGAAATGTGTCTTAAAAAGTTTGGAGTAACAAATGTTTCTCCAGGCAAGAAAACACCAATCCAAGAACGCCCACTAGATTTTCCACAGTTGCAAAACGAAGAAGTTACCTACTACGAAGCAACTATTACATATCCAACACACGCTGAAGCATTACAAGAGTACCTAGGTTACAATATTGGTAAATCACAATCACATATTATGGTACGTAATATGAATGCTCCACAAGAAATTTATCAACAGATTGACGATTCACCGTATGAAATAAAACTTACTAAAGAAGATATGGGCGGCGAATCAGCACAAGAAAATGTTGGAAACAATAGAGTTATGGATTTGCTTAAAGAGTTAGAAACTGCTCGTAAAGAAAACGAGAACGATCCAACAGCATCAGCAAAGTCCATTAAGACAGAACAAGATCAATCACTGGATGCGACTGACGTCAAGTCTAAAAGTCCAATAGGGAGTTAATTATGAGATTAGATGATATTTACAAAAAGATTCAGCAATTGGACGAAGCGTTAAATGAGGCGGCTTCTGCATCAATTAATATGTCAGGCGACAATGCTGAAGATGTTATTAAGTTAATGAACGCATTAAAAGGAACAACAGGTGCAAGTGCTGGAGAAGAAATTCCTACAGCAATTAAACCACCAATGCCACCAATGATGGGTCCAATGGAACCAGCAGATGATATGGCTAAGTTACGTGATATTGTTACAGGTCCAGATATGGATGACATGGACAACATGGACATGGACGATCTTAAACCAGGCAAACAAGAACCTTGTAAAATTTGCGGTAAAGCACACTTAGGAAATTCAGGGTGTGGCGAAAGCGTTGAAGACGAAGGCTACGAAAACGAACCAGACGAAACATATCAAGATCAGCATTACATGACTAAAGATTTATCAGGCGGTAGTGAACAAGGTCAAAAGAAATCATACCCAAAAGCGGCCGGCGGAGATAATCCAATGGCACTAGAGGCTCAAATTGCAAAAGATTTAGCGGCACAGTTAAAAACATTTATGTCTGAAGGTAAAGGCTGTGAATGTAATGACGGCGGCTCATGTGATTGCAACGATAGTTGCGAAGATTGTAGTTGTAAATAGTTTACTCAAAGGCTATTTCAAATAGGGCCTCCGGGCCCTATTTTTTTGAGTAAATACTAGTATGGCAAACAAAAGTTTAGACGGTGTACTAACTAAGAAAGCACACCAAAAAGAAAAATTTACACAAGTACAAATTGAAGATTTGGCTAATTGTATGGATCCTGAATCAGGATACTTATACTTTGCTAGGAAGTTCTTCTATATCCAACATCCTGTAAAAGGTAAAGTATTGTTTGAGCCATATGATTATCAAACACGATTACTTTCAAGTTATCACGATCATCGATTTAATATCAATATGTTACCAAGACAAAGTGGTAAGACTACTACTGCCGCAGGTTACCTATTATGGTATGCAATGTTCCATCCAGACCAAACTATTCTAATCGCCGCTCACAAGTATACAGGTGCTCAGGAAATTATGCAACGTATTAGATACGGATATGAATTATGTCCTGATTATATACGTGCAGGTGTTGTTAACTACAACAAAGGCTCAATGGAATTTGAGAATGGCTCACGTATTGTAGCACAGACAACAACAGGAAACACAGGACGTGGTATGTCTATATCATTACTATACTGTGATGAGTTTGCGTTTGTTCAACCTAATATTGCTACAGACTTTTGGACTTCAATATCACCTACACTAGCAACAGGTGGTCGTGCTATTATTACAAGTACACCAAACTCAGACGAAGATACATTTGCTATTATTTGGAAAGAAAGTCAAAATAAATTTGACGAACATGGTAACGAACAACAAGTAGGTGTTAATGGTTTCCATGGGTTTACTGCATCATGGGACGAACATCCTGATCGAGATGACGAATGGAAAAAGGCTGAACTAGGACGTATCGGCGAAGAAAGATTCCGTCGTGAGTATGGCTGTGAATTTTTAGTGTATGATGAAACATTAATTAATTCAATTAAACTTGCGTCAATGGAAGGTAATGACCCGATTGAAAATATGGGACAAATACGTTGGTACAAAAAATTAGATCCAACACAAACCTACACTGTTAGTTTAGATCCTGCTATGGGTACAGGTGGAGACTATTCTGCTATCCAAGTATTTGAAGTTCCGTCATATAAACAAGTTGCAGAATGGAGACATAACACAACTCCTATTACTGGTCAAGTTAGAATACTAAAAGAAATTTGTGACTATATTAAAGAAACAACTAAGAATAGTACTGCTAGTAACATTTATTGGAGTATTGAAAATAACACAATTGGAGAAGCGGCTTTAATTGTAGTTCAAGATATTGGCGAAGAAAATATTCCTGGGTTATTTGTAAGTGAACCTATGCGTAAAGGACACGTTAGAAAATTCCGTAAAGGATTTAACACTACTCATGCTACTAAAATTAGTGCTTGTGCTAAATTAAAAAGTATGGTAGAATCAGATCTTATGACGGTTAACAGCAAAGCATTAATATCAGAACTTAAAGGATTTGTAGCAAGTGGAACAAGTTTTAAAGCAAAGCCAGGAGAAACTGACGATTTAATCAGTGCAACACTGCTGGCGCTTAGAATGATGAAAGTTTTAAAGGACTGGGATCCAAGAGTATACAATACATTCAAGCAAGATCATGTAGATGGAGAAGATTATGAGCCGCCAATGCCAATATTTGTATCGACCGGCTTTTAGATAAATACTAATATGTTAAACTTAGATAAAATTGCAGAAGAACTTTTCAATAAGATTAGAGGTCGTTATCCTAAAGTAACACTAGGAGACGAACAATCCCTTATTACAAATATGCCAAATAAGGCACGATTTTTTGATTTTGAGTTTAGTAAAGGAAATAAAGTAAATATTACTGTTGACGAAAAATCGTTAACTGTACTATATAATAATAAATTACTATCAGATGACAGCAAAATCCAAAAAGAAGATTGGTATGGTTTTATGAAAGAACTAAGAATTTTTGCTAAAAAACGTATGCTTAATTTTGATACTCGAGATATTACAAAAACAAACTTAGATAAAAGAGATTATCAGTACATAGCAACAAATAGACCCGGAGAAGAAAAAATGAGTGAAATGAGTGAAAGTAAAATGTATGGAACTAGTAAAACTAGTTTTCAAGATTTAGGAAATGCTAGACTTGTAGTCAAGCATAGAGGTGCAGTTGATCAAGAAAATCCTGCAGGACGTACACAACAAATTGACAGCATTTACATTGAAAGTGCTGAAGGCGAAAGATTTAAATATCCATACAGACATCTAAATGGTGCTCGAGCAATGGCTACTCATGTAAGCGAAGGCGGAAACGCATACGACTCTTTTGGTAAGCATATCGTATCACTCAGCGAAGAACTTAGCAAATTACGTCAATTCAAAACTTACATGAATCGTTCAGCAGTAATGGCAGAGGGTCTTGCTGGTTACATGGACGTTGTTAATGAACGAATTGATACTGTAAAAGAAACTATCTTTAAGTTACAAAGACCGGCACACTACAAAGAAGCGTTTGAAAGTTTTGAAGAAACTGTAATGGAAGAAGTACCAGCAGATGTTTCATCAAATTGGATTGATGAATTAACTATTCGTCAGTTTAATGAAGAACTAAAAGGTGTATTTCCTTACATTTACAATCTTGTTAAAGAAAACACAAAGGCTAAACAGATTGGTCCAGACGACTTGTTAGGCGAAACTGAAGAAGAAGTAGCAGTTGAGCAAGACAACGATA